TTTACTTGTTTTTTTAATAGATCATAATAAACACTAGCAAGTACATAATCCCAATTACCTAACAATCTATCGTATGCACTCCAAATGTCATTTTTTACTTCTGCATTTTCAAATCTACTTACACGATCTTCTTTTTTTATTTCTCTTAGTAAATTTCGTCTTTCTATTAATTCGATAGCACTTGTAAATTTGTTTTGTTCATCTCTTCTGTTCATGGCTCGTACAAGTTTATTACTCCAATCTCTACCGGCATTACCACCCCATAAAGCCCAAGCAATTCTTCCATTACTTGGATAGCCATCTTCTCCCGGACTATAACCATCTGCTCTTTTGTCGATCTCATGTCTTGGGAAGTATTTAGCAATATGTCTAGCCTTTTGTGGACTTACAGTTGTGTTGTTTATTATGTATCTTGCTGATGACAAACCGACTGATGTTCCACCTCGTCCATATTCTTTTCTCCAAGCAAGACCTCTTTTAGCTTCTTCTTTGGCCCCTTTAGGAATTGTAAAATCTATGTCATCATAAATACCTTTTGATAGTGATTTCTTACTTGATAACGGATGTGCTGATGGAAGTAAGTCTGTATCAAATTTACCACCTCTAAATTTAAGTGTTCTACAAGCATATAAGAAAGCATTAACTCTAGCGTATGCCCATTGATCTGCTGATGTAACTGTTGGCCTTACTGAACTAGGATTAGTATTATAAGCACCTATTCCTCTTTTAAATACTGCAATTAGCATTCTAAGAGTTACTTTTTTTCTAGAGTCATCTCCGTGCTTTTCGTTATGTTCCTCTACTTTTTTTTTGAGGGCTTTCTTTACTTTTTCACTAATCATTTTTAGGATTGTTTGAATATCGGCTTATCTGATCGAGTCTTTGTTGAGCTAATTTTCTTGTTGGATAACAACCCATGTTTTTTCCACTATCTTCTGCAATTACGCAGAATTGATCCTCTATTTTTTTAATTACTTTAGTTCCTTTTGAGGCTTCGTCATCTTCGGTTACAACTTCTGGAGTATAGTCTGGTTCATCTCTGTTTGTTTCCGGTGTGTCCATTTTCATGTCCGGATAATGCAGATGTACATTTATTGGTAAAATGTAGTAGTTCATCTTATCATCAAACGGTAGTCCTGCTTGTTCTCTTGCTTCTGCAACGGTTATCCACCCACCTTGAACACCAACATTTAATCGATCATACATATCATTCTGATCTGTTTGTAATGCTCTTACCTGTGTAAAATCATATTCAGCTTCATATAAAGAATTATCTGTATAATCTTTTAACAATATCTGTTGTGTTATTTCTTCGCCAACCATTCTCCATAATGGAATTAATTTGTTCTCTGTAAAAAACTCTCTTAGTTCTCTAGCGTTTGAATATGTAGCATGTTTTAGACCTGCACCAAGTCCTGCAAGAATAGCCGGTACACCAAGAACGGCACTTATTCTTTCTTCTGGAACTTGTCTTAATAGTCCAATGTCAAGATCTTTTGGACTGAATGATAATTTTTCTACATTCATAGCCCCACTCATTACCAATGGCTTTCCTTTGTTTCTACCCGAAACCTTTTGTTGGTACTGTTTAGAAATCTGTTCTGCTTCTTCCTGTGTAGGTCCAAACTCGTCTTTTGGTGTGATCATGACTGACGGAACGCCCATATTAGCTAATAATGCAGTTGCCATTTGTCCTGCTGATTCATCTCCGTATATTTCTCTTAATACAGTTTTAAGAGGACTTAAGCCTTTTTTATGGTTTGTTGGATCTAAGCCTAATTTAAAATGTACAACATCACTTGTATCTAGTTTTATTTTAGATCCCTCTGTTTCGTAAATATAATATTGTATTAATTCTTCTGCGCTTCCTTTAGGTGTTACTTGGTCCGGCATTAAAGGATAAAGTGCTACGAGTTGACCTGTTACATTATATTGTTTTAACAAATAAGCATTACCCGATACATGCATAGCGTTAATAATGTATTGTTGTATTATATCTCCGGACATGTAAGGATTTGGTCTACGCAGTAAAAGACTTAGTGGGTGGTTTGGTACATCTTCTTTTTGTCCCTCATCATTGTAATAACAAACTTTTAAAGTAGCTTCTGAGAATGATAAACCTAATAATTGTAAACAAGCTGTAACTGCCGAGTTACTTTCTCCATTACCTAATCCTTCTGTATTCCAATTACCTGCAATAGAGTTATAGCCTTGAATAAATGTATTATTTCCGTAAATACTTTCGTTTGGATCATCTCTAAAAAAGTTTCCTGTATTTCTTTTTATTTCTGTTGTTCTTCCAAACAGTATGTCGCTAAATTTTCTTCTCTCGGCCAATTTGTATCCTTTTAAATCTTACAGTAGAATAGTAGTCTATAAATCCCAATTTGTTTAGTAAGCAACCCACTTTTTATTTCTCTGTGTTTCGAGTATAGCATAAGCCAAACTGTCTACTTGGTCGTCATGTTCTCCCTCTGGGAATTGTAAAAGCTCTCGTTCTAACTCATCAAACCATAAAGCATTCTCAATAAAATAAACCTGTCCTTGTTCCATTCTTGCAGATAAAGGCATAGCTCTACTTACTTTATCTCGATCTGCTTTTAACTCTACAACCGGCAGTCCCTCTCTTCTAGCCATTTGAACTAATGCTAATTGATAACCTGCACGCTCAATTCCTATATAATCTAATTGCCAATCAGCAAGTGCTTTTTTAAGTAGTGGTATTATATCCGGTGCTTCTAGTCTTTTTCTTATGACCTCAAGAATAACGATATTATTTTTTGGAGTAACTCCAGAGATCGTAACCACTGTATAGTCTGCTTGCTCTTTTGTTGAAGTAGCAAGGTCAACTGTTGCAATTTTTCGAACATCTTTTGCTTTAATTGTTTCATTATCTAATACATAGTACTCGTTCTGTTCATAATTACCGTCTTTGTTTAAATCGGTTACAATTTGTGTTCTGAATCTTTTTAACCATTCTGTTTGGAACATTCCACCTGTTAACTCTACAAATTCAGCTAAATACTCTTGACTGTATAAATAACTACCAATTTCTTTTTTTGCGATCTCTAACTCAGATTTAGGAACATAAGGATTAGAACTAGTAGGAATTTGCCACCTTGCCCAATCTTCTCTGTTTTCTGCTTCATGATATAATTTTTCAAACCAGTTATAGCCTTTTGGTGTACTAATAAACAAAGCACCACCTTGTCTTTCAGTTAATGTAGGTCTTACAACCTCTGCCCATGTGTTTTCTTTCATAAAGGCACACTCGTCAAGCACAACAAAGTCAAGTCCTGCACCTCTTAATCGATCCGGATTATCAGCAGATTTAATTGACACCATTCCACCAAGTGGTGTAATAATTGTTTTTTCACTCTCTTTTATTATTGTTCCGTATTCAATACCTATATTCCTTAGATCTTTCCAACCCTCTAAAGCCATACTATATGTAGGGGCTATCCACCAAGATCTACCACCTTTCCAAGCTTGTTCTAAACATAACCAAACACCTAGTCTTGTTTTACCCCAACGCCGTCCAGCAGCTAAAACTTTAAATCTTGCATTAGACATAGCAACATCTGTTTGGCCCTCATGAAGTTGTGGTAATTTAACTTTATATTTTGGTTTAATTAATTCGGTAGTTAATTCTGTTTCCATGTCTTTATTTTACATTAAATCAGCACTAAAGCACTCCACTACATTAGTACTTTGTAATTGTACGAATTGTACAGGTATGTACAGTATGTACAGGTATGTACTGATTAGTACTGATATGTACAGGTATGTACAAGATTGTACGATTTAAAACCGTAACCTTTCCGGCGTTTTTATTTTGTACATTATGTTGTACAAACAGTTAATGCTGATAAATACAGGTGTAGAGTTGTACAGTGCTACATTGCTGATAAATTCAGTACATTACTGTACAATTTAACGCTAAACTCAGTATTCAATGCAATACACTGCATAGTGCTGATTTTTCTTTTTTAGTCGCTATTTTTGTGGTTTTTCAAGTTCTTCGTCTAAATCATCAAGTAAAACATCATCAAATGTATAAGCCATTATTCAGCCATTGTTTTTAAACAGGGATTACAACACATATAATCTTTGCTTGTAAAAGGGAATGTATGCTTATCTCCACAAATAAAACATATAAACTTTCTTATTTCCCTTGGTGTATATCTATTTTTGAATATAAAGTTTTTTAAATAAAATAAAATATTAAGTATCATTATTCTTCCTCTTGTACTATTATTTCATTTTCTCTGTCTAGTTTTGATCCGTCGGACCATGTAAGATCTACCTCAACAGGTGCATTTGGATCTCCTAAAATTTGTACACGATCTCTCCTACCAAACTTATCCGGATATTTTCTTTCTAGAACCCATGCGTCTGCTTGCCAATTTCCCTCTAATCCGGCTTTTTCTATTCTAGCCATTCGTCTAATGATCCCCTCTGCTTCAGCTTTAGTAACTTCTGCCCAAAAAGATTTATAAGGCTCTACTCCGTCTTCTGCTTTAGCTCTCCATGATCTAAAAGTGCTACTGTTAATTCCTGCGTAATAACAAGCGTGTTCAATAAAGGCCCCTAATTTTATAGCTGACAATAAAGTATCAGTAACTTGTTGATCTAGAAGTTTGTATGGTTTATTATTTGCCATTATTTATTTATATTAGCGTAATTAAGATATTTAAAGCAAAGATTTGATGTTTTTTATGGTGTATTATGAACCAATCAGTTAAGACCACGCTTAAATCGAAACCTCATGCGTGTAAAAAACCAATTAAACATTGACTTTTTCGTGTATAGCCCATTCATAATAATACATTTTATGTTTTCTAGGATAATCACAAAGATCACATTCCATGCTTTCGATCTTCATATTCTGATGATCCGTAAATTCTTTTGCATATTTTCTTACATTATCGTCTGCTTTTCCACATAAGAATTGCCCTCTAATAAATTTATTATAGATATTATGCTTCTTACCATTGAAGTGATTAAAAATTGGTTTATTTGTTCCGTATAAAGCCATTAGTTCCCCCTTTTATTAATTACATTATAACCAAAGTTAGCTTCTTCTAATACAGCAATAGATTTTTCTCCACAACCAATTAAAAGACTTCCTGTACTGCCTTGTTTTGCCTGTACGTTACCTTTGTAAA